CCCGTAGTAACATCACGAAAAAGATTTTCGTGACCTTCGACTTTTAAATATTTCATTAATATGAAGCAACAACTCGTAGATCTTGAATCTTAGGTACGTATGAAGGATTATCAGTCTTCATAATAATTTTTACAGCAAAAGAAGTAAACTCAGGAAGATTTGAAGCACTGTAAACCAATTCTTGATAATCTTGCTGTTTTTCAAACTGACCAGATATTGAGTTTGATGGACTGGCTAGATTATTTACATCAGGATCTCCATCTATATTAAATGGAACCCAGTTAATATCACTGAAGTTTGCTGAACTAGAAGACTCTCTAATTTTATAGTAAATCTTAACATTTTCTATATCAGTGAGATTCATAGTAGATCTTACATCGATGGCAGATCCAGAGTTATCAATAAAGACTTCTTTAGTTACATACTTAGCAACTGAAGAACTATTTACGGCATCTGTTTCTGGTACATAATCAACTCCGGTAGAATAATCAATTTGGTTGATTTCAATAAATACCGGAGTATCGTCTCCAGTAGATAGTACAACATCACCTGATCTAAAGACATCTGGTTGCTGAGCAGTATTATCTTGATTTCTTGTGTATGCTTCAGCATTTGAAACGGATGCTGTATAGTTTCCATTAATTGGTTGATATGAATTTTCAACAATTAAAATTTTATCTTCAGCATCCCAGAGGATAACTTTACCATTAATTTTATTGGAGTAATCTACACTAGAATCTTGGGGTGAATAAGCAATTACATTAGATCCTACACTGAAATTAAATTGAATTTCTGAAATAGCGGTAATCGTGATAGCGACGTTTGATACTTCAGCTCCTGTCTCATCAATGAGAGTCAATGGTTCTCCTTGCTGGAATGGAGTAGTAGTTTTAAGTCTAATAGTGGCATCGCCATTAGTAAAACTAGTAATAAATCCTTCTGCTTTGGACGTTTGTCCAATTAAGAATTTGTTTGCACCTACGTCTCCAGCATTACTGCCAGTAACAGAAATTGATAACTGGTATAGAGGCAAGAATGAAAGTACTTGATCTCTCTTACCATAACGATCTTCGTAACCACTAGCGTTTTCTATTCTATTAGATGCTGTTTTAACGGTAGCAGTACGTAGATCAATAACAGGGGATAGAGCAGAATTCGATGTCGAAAGTTTAAATTTATACTTTAATGAATGTGCCAATCCGTTCATAGTTTGGTTAATTCTAGAAGCAATAACTTTTTGATTAGTAAAGAACTGCTCTTCTCCTAAGAATGTTTTTTCATAATCCGAAAATGAATACGAAACATAATTCTTGGTGCTAGAATCAACGGGAACTATATCTGTAGTTGCTACAAATGAATCAATCTTAGTGCCGTCAAACTGTAAATAAGGAACTTGGGCATATAATTTTTCAAATTTTCTATTATAAGAAGCAAGAACGTCGCTACCACCTCCAATGATGCTAGAACCAGCTCCATTTGGACTCGTGATGTTGTAAAAATCAATACCAGAATTAGAAACTTTGTAAAGTCTCTGGTTCAAAGTAACACCAGAAATACCACCAATATCCTCAGCATTCTTGAAGAACACATACGAGTTTCCGATAGTTTCAAAACCATTGTCTCTATGATAAATTTTAACAATAGAATTATTGTTTTTAAACAGAGATGAAGTGGCGTTAGTAGCAGATCTTACACTAGTCTCAAATGGAGATACATCTAATTTTTCGTAACCAAGATTTTCATTAGTAACTTCAATTTCTCCATCTGTTCCAGGAGTAAACTCAGCACGGTATAAAGTAAATTTAAGATCTTCAAATAGATCTTCGGTCCAATTATCAGTGTTTTGTGATTTGTAAACTGATCCTAATAGAGGTTGTGTAGTAACAATGTTACTAGTAGAAATTTCAGTTTCTCCTAATTTAGATACCCACATTTCATACTCAATAGAATCTGTTTCAATAGCAAGAGCATATTCGGTATTATTTTGTAAGTATACCGGATGCTTGAACATAAACTTGGTTGGTGTGGTGGATTCAGTTACTCCAGTATCATCTACAGCAATACCCATTCTTACCGAAGGTGTATCAATTTCGATAACTGATTCGATAACAGCTCCGGCAGCGCCTAGTCCTACTCCTTTAACAACAACTGACGGCGGTTCGGTATATCCTCTTCCAGAGAGCGAGACTTCACAGTTATATAACTTACCATCAGATACAGAAATTGAACCTGTTGCTGACGATCCTCCGGGGAGTTGGGGACTTTCTATAACAATAGAAGCAGTTTCGTAATTATCTCCAACGTTAGATACTCTTAGATCAGTAACCTTACCAGAATCTTTGGCAATGAATACTCCTAATGTGGTATTATTTGTAGCGTTGTATGATGTAACAGAAGGAATAGATAAAGATTCATTTGCTACAAATGATGTGCCGTTATGATTATTAAGAACAAGAGTGTAAACTTGTTCTTTGTTTAGCAAGAACGAATTGCTTGTATCATCACCAACTCTTACTAGGTTAGAATCAAATACCTTAGCAATAGGTCCAGAAGCATTAGAAGTTTTACCAGTTACATACTCATTCAAATTAATCGTAACTGTTTCACTTTCCCCGGTTACATAAATTTTTAAATAAGTTTCGGGAGTTAGTGATACTTGTGTACCGGGAATAATATTTTTGCCCGGTTTGCCTGAAGCAACATCAGTCAAATAAGCTCTAAGAGGAATAGTTTCACTTTTGTTCTTGAAAAATAGATCAATTCCAGTCGCCATTACACCACCATCAAAGTTTTCAATCTTGAATGTTTGGGCAAGTGGATTTGGTTTTACTGGATTGTCAGTATTACTATCAACTAACTGAACACCTTCATTTGCCTTAAAGAAAGAAACAGCAGTAGATGTAATACTCGGTGGATTGGCCGGAGTAGTACCAGAAGCATAGAATTTAACTTCAGCATAAGTATCAACTTCTGACTTATCAGAATCATCTGATGCCGAAGTAAATCTAATAGTTTTTGTTCCAGTCGAGAATCTAATTTCTTCTCCAGATTCATCATATTTTACAGTATCTACATCATTAGTCCACCTAGTGTTAGATACAGGAGGAAGACCAGCCGGAACTAAAATAATACCAGAAAGATTTCCGTTTGAATCAGTAATTAGAGGAGCACCAAATGTTGATAAAGAGTTTCCAGATTTGCCAGTAAATCTACTATCGGGCACAACCCAACGATCAATATTACGTCCTTCCATATAGACATAAACTTTGGTGTCTGGTTTTAATCTATTCATGACAAACTTAACTGGAATAGATCTGGCGAAGAACTGGAGTGAAGAAGCAATTTTTTTGCCATCTACAGTTTTAGTAGCAAGACCTTTTCCTACTTCGTTATTCTGTGGACTTACGTTAGAAGAACTAGAAACACCAGCAGATTGTACAGTAGATTCGATATCTTCTGTATTAATACCAGCAAGAGATTCGATAGGAAGGAATCCTGAATCGCTACCACACCAATTTATAATAAATGAGTTGTAAATACTAGAATACGCTTCCGAAGTATTTTCTTTAGCCAAGAAAATAGAATTTAGTTTAGTATTGGAATCAACTACTAATGGAGCAATACCTTGATCATACCAAGAATCTTGTTGGGGTTCAATTACGCCCTCTCCAACATATTGAATAACAACAAATGGATTTGGATTAATAGTCTTCGTGGCATTCTTATTGCCAAGAAGTTCTACGTTTGTGAAAGGTAAAGTAACAATATTATCATTAATAACATAACCAGAAACAACTCTTTGGTCATCTCTAGTATTAATTTCTTTAAGAACAAAACTATCTTCTTTAGATTGTGCTCTTAGAACAGATTGTTGTGTATCAACAGCACATCTATAATCTTCTGATTTTAGGTTTCCGGTTCTATGTGCTTCAAAATTATCTACCAAGAAACCAGATTTGAATCTATCCAATCCAATTTCATCCTTGACTTGCATGTTCAATGCTTGCTGCTCAAGAATGCTTAGGGTAGTATAATACTCTAGACGCTCAATTCTTTTTTCTAGTTTGCCAATATCCTTCATAGTATAACGCTTGTTATCTACAGGAATAATTCTTACATCTTTGCTACTGTTGGTGAAAGCAGGAATATGTAAATAGCACAGAGAAACAGCATCATCTAATAACTCTGGTTTAGAAGGGTTAAGAGAAGAGTTACCTTCTTTGATAATAAACTCTCCTTTTTTAGTGAGGAATAAACCGTCGATACGATCCAAATACTGTTTTTCACTGAACGAAACAGTGTATGGTAGATTTTGATCTGGAGCAGGTGTCGCTGTAGGAATACCACCAGTTCCTAAGAAAGTAATATAATCTGTGGTATCAAATAGTTCTACAATTGATTGATCTTGGAATCCAGTAATTGTAGTATTGCCATCTACTTTAGGTCTGAAATCAATAGAGTCTCTCAATGAAATTACACCATTGACAGAAGAATTGAATAGTGGGATTTCTTCGGAAAGAACACCTGCTTCATGTAGATACGAATCAACCGTACAGAAATCTCCTTGAGAATGCTCAAAGAAATCAAATGCTATTACAAGTTGACCAGTAGGAGAATCAAAACCAGGCTTCAATACAATTCTTGAAACATCATAGTAAGTGTCTCTTTGTCCATTATCAAATTTGTACTTGTAAGTTACATCAGTACCACTAATTAAATTGCCAGCAGTATCAATTACCGGAGGATTTGTAGTAGTTCCTTCATAAACATACTTGAGTTTAAATACGTCTGAATAAGAGAACGTCTCGATAATATCAGAATCGTAGTCTTGACCTCTAACAGGAATTACACGGTCTCCGGAAGATACTACAATTACCCTCTTATTTCTTATGGCAGTCTTAAGTCTAGGACGTGCTTTGTCGATTTCTACCGTAGCGGTAAGTTTTAATGTTGGGTAGTTTCCATCAGTAATAGTACCAAAGTAATTAGATGGCAGATTTTTAATTCTCAAAGCACCAGCAGTTACACTACTAGCAGTAATTACAGAATCTTCTACCTCGATAAATCTAGAATCAATGTAAACAATATCTCCGTTTTCAATTACCGTAGATGATCCTTTACTAAGAACTGTAACAATAAAATTATTTTCAGTAAATCCAACAAATTTTTGTGTTCCGACAGGTAACTGAGCAGTAAATGTCAGGTTACCCCCACTAGCAGATAACTCTGTAATGAAATCTTTTCTTGCGTGGTATTTAAATTTTGTATTAGCAGAGTCATTAACGAGAGAAGCAACTTGCTTACTTCCAGTTGGATATACTAAAGTAGCCGAAGTATTGGAAAGTCTAGGACGTAACCTAATAATAGTGGCATTTGTTACATCATCAGGTAAAGCATAATCAAAGTAAATACGAGACTTCTCTGTATTTTCTGGTAAAGATACATTTTGAACAATATTTTTAATCACATTATTACTAGCATCAGTAAATTGAATAACATCACCCTGAACTAATATACCCGATAGATCGGCACCAAATCCATTACATTCGATATACTTTCTTCCTTTATAACCAAAAAATGTAAAGTCACTAATTTGTGAATAAGTAGCATACGTTGTTGAAGATAAATCAACATCCGCCGTAAATGTGTAGTTATTAAACGTTGATGAAACCGACTTAACGTTTTGTGGAGTGTATGTAAGAACAGTATCTTTAAATAATATCGGAGTTACTACTGCTTTATCTGAATTGGAATCATCACCTGTAAATAAAATTTCTGGTGGAGTAGCATATGTTTGTCCAAAAGCACTTCTGTTTTCTACTAATACTTGTACAACAGCACCACCAAATAGAGTTACACTAACTTTAGATTGGTCAAAAATAGTTCCATTAATAGTTACACTAGAAGAGTCGTTATAGTTAGATCCTCTTTTATTTACAATAAAATGGGAAATGGTATTTTCCTTAGCAATCTTGATAGCATTATTTTCTTCGTCAATAATTGTCTCGCCAGGAATAAATTTACCAGAAAGAGTTGTTACAAATAACGTGGAAACTCCACTGAAATTGCCAGTTGAATCATTTTCAATTACTCCATATGCTTTACTCTCTTTACCATAAACATACTTACCATTCAAAAATGTATTAGCAATAATTTTCTTTTCTAATTTTAATCTAGTAAAAAATACTGGATTGAAGTAAGAAAATCCAAAAGTCGCATTATAAGGAGTTGTAGATCCAGATCTTCCTTTAGACAAAGTAATATCTGAGTCTTGGTTGAACCCAACGCCTCTATTGATTAATCTGAAATTTTTGGGTTTTGATACTCCAACAATGGGTGTAATACTATCGTTATAATCAACAACATACCCATATGGAGTTGATGACGTTCCTAAAAGAGTTTCGGAAAGATAAACAAATCTTCGGAAATCAGTTTCTCCATTATCATACTCTGTCATAAAGTCATCTAAAGCTCCCTTCTCACCGATAATTGTCAGTTCAGCATATACTGCATTAGTAGCGGTATTAACCTCTGGACGATTTACAATTGCTTTTCCGATAACCGTGGCGCTTTTGCCAGCAACAGTTCCACTTCCTCTAGTAGTAACAAACCAAACTTCATCAGGAAGTTGTGAAGTTTGTACAGGTTGCTCTTGGATAACAGCAACATAAATTGTTTTAATTGCTTGTTTTAATGTAAATGGTTGGGACCTTCTACTGACAGAATTTTTAAAATAATTGGTTGGTTCCAAACCAGAAAATCCTATAGTGCCATCATTGAATACACTATTCAATGAAACAGTTGGATATCCAGTAATATCATTACCAACAGTGTTTAAAGGAACACTACCAAAAACATTAGTTATGGTAAACTCAGGCAACCCTTTTGTTTTGATAGTTACATTATCACGAGATAGAGTATCTCTACCTTTAGAAACTTCTATGGACTTAGATTCTTTATTTACAATCTCGTATCCTTTTACATATGCTTTACCGGAACTTACCGATAGCAACATCTTTCCTTCTGCTTGAGATGCTGTATAAAGTCTATTTACTAAACCAGTTTCAGTACCAAGAGCATATACACCGTTATTGTTTTCTCTTTGGTAATATTCTCTAATGTCATAATCAAAGTCTTCTACAACATAGTCGCCAGACTCATCATAGGTTCTTCTTGCTAGAGTTTCTTCTAGTAAAGTATAATCTGCTGATTTTACTTGTTTTTCTACAGTTCCATACTTAATCTGAACTAACTGAATAAAATTTTTATCTGTATTAGCAGTATAAGCAAACTTTGTAAGGTTTAAATTAATACTAAGACGATGAGCACCTGGAGCAGATGAATTTGAGTATCCCCTAGAATTATCTGTTAAAGAAACATCTTCTTCTGGTGTTACAATATTTTCACTAATTGTGAAACCTACTTTAGCTGATGCTCTATTATAATACTTGTCAATAACTAAAAGTTGTTTAGTATTTCTTACAAAAAATCCATTAATAAAATAAACACCCTCTTGAACATCAACTGCAGTAGCAAACCCCATAGCAGGACTGCTTAGTGTTTCTATGTTACCTGAAGTAGGATCTTCTACATCAACACTAGTAGGAAGTACACTGCCATCTGTACCAACTACAAGTAGAGGTGTGTTGATACCAGCAATAACTTCTAGCGTTTCTCCTTGCCTAAAAGTAGATTCATTACTAGCAGAACCACTAGTAGTATATTTTACGAATAGAGTATCTGCTTCAACGTCCGATCCATATTCAGCACTTACTACGCGGCCGACAACTCCAGAGTTTAGGCCCTGGAGTTGTGTTCCTATGAGTTGTTTGATGTCATATTTTTTATAAACGATCTTTCCGCCTTCGTTTATAGCGACTTCAGATACAGAAGACAACTTGACATAATCAAGCTTAATATTAAGTCCAACTTCACCAGGGATGACTTGCTGCCCCTGTTTAAAGTTGAACTTACCAAAATTCTCAATTTGATTTTGAAGAATTGATTGTAGAGAAGTTAGCTCTCTAGTCTGGATCGAGAATCCCGGTCGGAATAAAACCTTGTAAAAGTTTTTGTTAGCATCATAGTCATCATAATATGGTGCTACATTAAGATTTGTCTTTTGTGGCATGTTACTCCGCCAAATACTCTACTTATCGTTGAAGTATTTAGCGGAGTAAAAACAGAATCAGAACTCAATAACAAGTTTGATATCTTCAATCTGGTCAGCAGCACGGGTAATAAGACGACGATTCTCTACATAGATAACTTCGCCAGTGTTATTACCAATTTCAGGACTAGCAAGACCACTACTGAAAGTAACACCTACGAGGGAATCGTTACTAGAAGCATCAACAGTACCAGAACCAAATGATTGAGCACCAGTGATAGCGTTTCCACTATTCTCGATTTCTCTTACCACGCCAGCATCGGTATGAAGTGAAGGAGACTGGATGTACTTCAGGACACCAGCACCACCAGGGCCAGCATTACCAGCATCTCTTTCCCAAGAGACTACAGTACCAAAAGCAGTACCACCAGCAGCAGCTGTTTGTGAAATAGTTTCATCTGGAATGAAATCAGCAGTAGCACCGTTAACTTTAACAGCATATACGCCGCTTAGAGTGTCGGCAGTAGCAAATGTACTTCCACCAGCAGCAAATGGATCACGGATAATACCGATACGACGGAAGTCGTTATCGACAGGGAAGTCACCAGAACCTTCAGCGTATGTTAGACGAATGTTCGTCATAACACGCTTAGCATTAAGTTCTTCTTCAAAGTTGGCACCATGACCACCTTGAGGAGGAAGAATTACTTCAAGAGCGCCAGTGGCATTAGCAGGAACAGCACCAGTGGCAGAAGTTGTTAGACCAGCATCAGTATAAAGTCCTACAGCACTACCAGTCCAAGAAGGATCGCCAGAAACTAGACCATCCTGAAGAGGAATAGAAGCATAAGTATAATCTTGACCTACAGCTTCCATTGAAACATTAGTGATTGCTTGACCAGCAACAGTGATCTCGACAATAGCACCAGTACCGTCTCCAACAACAGGAGCATAGTAAGTACCATTAGTCAAACTACTACCAGCATTCTCGATTAGAACAACGTTGATAGCATTGGGAGCACCAGTAGCGATAGCTTCAGTGGCAACACGACTAGCGTTTGATGGAAGAACAATAGGCATGAAGTCTGTAGAAAGGAAACGTAGTACGTCATCGGTTGGGATGGTGTACATATATTTCCAAACATAATCGCCAGGAGCACTAGGGTCTTCGGTAAAGATACCGTTAGAATAAGTTCCCGATCCACCAGATGGTGTTGTTTTGGGTTCGTTCGTCGCTTGAGCTCCACCTGGAGTCAAGTCTTCACCATTATAAAGACACTTAAATACTTCATACTGACTATTAATTAGATAGTACTTAGCATCAGCAATATTAGTAGAACCAGTAGCAGATGCTTTACCAATTTGACCACCCGATCCAGGAGTTGTGGAATAATCAGGTTTCCACATGTCGAAGATTGGGTTAGCAGATGTATCCCAGTTGAAACGGCGAATTACACTACGAGCAAAATCTGTAGTGATACGCTTAGCAGCAATGATATCATCATAGATATCATACTTCTCTGTTTGATTGTCTAGGGGTACGGGAGGAACATCCTCGGTAGCATAACGATAAACGCCAGTTAATGCTTCAGCACCAGTATCTGCCGTTCCGTTATATCCTTTAAGAGATTGTCCTGCTGTAGGAACAGAGTTGGTTTGTGGTCCAACACTGTGAAGAAGTAAAGAATTCTCATACACTTCTCTAATCGTTGCTTTGAAAGTAGCACTAGCATAATTAGCGCCAATGTAAACTTCATTACCTGCCACAAATAATGTAGCATTTTGGTTGAAGAGTTCTAAGTAAGCATCCCAGCGTTGGGGACGACCTACAAAGAAATACATCCTAGTTCTTTCAGCAGAAGTGTCTGCGCCGCCAGAAGGCTCAGACAGCGACTCAAGGAACTGGGTAGCGTTAAAAATTCTAAACTTGTCTGAGATAATAGCTGCCATTGAAATCTCTCTTTAAATACGTTGTTATCTGAGTTATTTATATTTATACAATAGAAAAAGGAATCATTTCATCACCAGAAGTGATAGAGTTTGAACCTCTTACTAATGTACACCCTCCAAAGGAGTTGATAGTTTTATTAGTGTATTGAATTACATTACCAGATGAAGTGAATATGTATCCAGAATCCTGGAAGTTTACTGTATTTTGTACAATAATAGTTCCACTAACCTGACCACTAGATTGACTGATAGTAACAGGTTTTTGGCATGATGGAATTGCCAAATTAAATCTATCTCCATTACTAATTAATGCAGAATCGGATCTAAATTCAAAATCACGAATTGATAATGTTGGGTAAATGGTGTCAAGATCTGCTATTGTTAATCCAGATGAAATGCCAGTATCTACTAAAGCATTGCTTTCAAAAGATCCTAAAGTTAACCCAACATTACCTAGAGTATAGGATTCAAATCCAGGAGGGACATTTTGAATTCTATTTTCTACAGTATATATAGATCCATCTCTACGGATAATTTCATTATATGGAGTTGCCAAAAGTAATTTTGTTCCATCTCTCAAAAGTATATTAGGTTCTAAAACATATTCTTCAATAATAAAATCAACAACAGCAAATCTATAATCAATTAAAGTTCCGGCATTAGCAGTGAAGTTAACTCCACCAAGAATCATCGAAACTGTAGAAGTAAATGTATTAATATCCTGAAGAGATGTGGTAATCTCTCTGTTGTGATGCATTACGAATGGTTCTTCGGTATTTTCAATAGTGTGTAAAGAAACTCTAGTTGCTTTAAAACTATCAAATCTAACGATAGATGACGAATAACTATCAATTCTAGTACCTACATTTTCTATAATATTAGATGTAATGGTAGACACTGTATTAACAACATCAATATTAATTTCATTAGTCACCAAAGTTTTATTGTAAGAAGAAGTGATAACTTGGGAAGTAGCAGAAGATGTGACCGCAATATTTCCAATAGAAACTGTTGAGATTTCTACAGTTGGTTTAATTTCAATTTGCTGTTCTTGGGTTAATTGTATCTTAGTGTCAACAATAGAAACAATTCCACTTGAACTAATTCCAAATACAGCATCAATACCAGCAGTAGCCAAAGAAACTCTGGATGATGTGGAATGTGTTTCTGTAATAACATTATATGATACTGGAGGAATGATTGTTATTTGCTGATGTACTACAGAAACATCAACAGATTCTTCTAGATCAATAATTTGTTTAATTTCTGGAATAATTGGTTGAACATCAATAACTTCAGTAATTGACTGAATTTGTGCTGTCTTTTGTATAGATGTTACAGAAGACTGAGCAACACTACCCTCACTAAGAATAATATTAACGCCACCAGAAAGCATAGTAAGGAATTCTGGTTGATGTAAAACTAGATCACCAGATAAGTGTGGAGAGGCAGTACTACCCTGATGTCCTCTTAATACATCAAGGAATCTATCTTGTTCTTTTCTTCTATAGAATAAAAGTTCTCCATTTATTCTGAGTCTGCTTGGAGTATCTGGGAATCCAGTAGTATTTCCAACGTAAACAATTTCAGATGTGTTGCTAATTGGTGCATCCAAGAAGGTTCCCAATCCGCCATATGATGGCAATCCTCTATACTTCGGTAAGAAAGATTTATCAGATTCAATCTGAATGATACTGGTAATTTCTTTAGAAATACTTTGTAAAGTAGCAACAGATTCTGTACCAACAACACCACCAATAATTTCTGTAATTTCTTGACTTACTGAAATATCATATTCTATCTCAATAGTTGGTGATTGAACTCTAGCTTCCGTTGGAAACTTCTGGTCAGTCATCCTAACTAAATTTTCTTCGCCCTCTTGGGTTTGTAAAAATTTGGTAATTTGTCTGGCAGTATTAAGTTCTGGATCAAATCCACCAAAAGTAACAATAGAAGTAATTGATTGCTGACTGAATGGACCACCAGAAATTACAATTTCCGTGTTAATAGTCAAGGCACTGCCAGAACCAATATTAGTCTCAATTCCTAATGTAGTTAAAGAATCAATTTTACGACTCGATTCTTTAATTCTCTTGTATCTTCTTGCTACTACAACTTTTGGTGGTTGAGTGTAACCACTACCACCTTCAGTAAGAACAATATCAAGAATTTGTCCACCATAAGCAATTACTTCTGCTTTAGCTCCGCCTCCGTTACCATCAAGAGAAATAAAATGTACTTCTGGCGTGGTAAAGTACTCATATGCTGTTGGTTGTAATAAAACACCATCTTGGAAATATAAAGATAGATCTCTTTTATTGAATTCTACATCAGAAACATTTAACGTAGTAACAGCACCATATTGATTTACATTAGCAGTAATGCTTAAACCTTCTCCTTCTGTATCTCCTTCATAATTAGTAGTTGTAACTTTAGCATAATGCTCATTTTGAATGTAATCATTATCATTATATGATTTTGGTTTTACCGTATCAGGTGTACGTATAATAGTACGATAATCATTTTCACCATCGATTAGAATTTGATCTCCAGGGAGAAGATTAGCAGTTAAACTATTTTTATTATACCAAGCGTTAGTTCCTGCTTCTACACCAAACAACCACGAAGGAACATTTTTGTCAAGAATTCTCAACCCTTCGTCATCAGTTTTGTACGTATAAGATAAAGTATATACTCCAGGTATTGTATTAGAATAATAA